ATGTTCTCCACATATGGCCACTCGTTTTTCGTGAGCCAGCGCTTCATGCACGAGAAGCTGTTCGGCCGGCAACCGATGAGTGAGGACAGCTCCGCCGCAGTCAGATACTCACTGATCATTTTCGTCAGCCCGGTCCTTTGTGATTGGATCGATCGCGGCCGCTATTGACATCGCCCAGCTTGCCCATCGCTCTGCCAGATCCCTATCTTCCGGGGTGCCATCCTTGGCGGCCAGCAGCCTGGCGTCAATAAACGCCCTGATCTCCTGTGCTTTTTTCCACTCTTCAACCTCCATCAGGAGATCGCCTCTCCGCTCCTCCTCGGCATTCTTCCAGCCATCGAGCTGCTCCTGTAGGCGCTCCTGTTTATGGCGCTGAATCTCAGCCTCCAATTCAGCCTTCTCTTGCCGAAGCCGCTCAACCCGATCAATTTCGTCACTCCTATAGGAAAATTCAGCGATGATTAGGAATCCCGCCACGATTTCCCTCATCTGTGCCTCGATCGGTCTGGATGCCGAATCGCACCATTCTGTCTTGATTCCAACCGTCGGCTCGCAACTTATCACCAGTTCCAGATCACTTGGCTCATCGCGCTCCTTTCGCCGTCGCGTCAGCTCGTTCATCGGTGCATTTACGTCTTTTAGTTCGAACGCCACCGACACGTCCCCAATTCGAACACTCCATTCATAAGCAAGTCCTTTGGTCTTCGCAGTTCCGGCTCCGCAGTATGCTAGGGCCTGAAGCAGTTGATTCAAGATCAGCAGCCTGCGACGTCCACGCTTTGTAAAGGAAATGACAGGGAAGAGATCGGCATCTAAAACGCGCCCCCTCCATCTCTTCTTATTTTCCTCATCTTTTATGAGCAGTTTAGAAATCGCGTGGTGCTTGTTGGATAGCGTCTTCAGCAATGGGGCGGCCGCTGCTAGCGCACGCGCTCTCAATTCAACTACGTCCATGCCTTCTTGAAATTTTGGAGTAGCCGGTGGCGGCTCCTCCAGAAGCATCCGCCGCCGCACACCGGACCCCATTCGCGATTCGTCAACGAGGGTGACATGTTCTGCCTGACCAAGCAGCCGATCCGGCAACTGCACCCTCTTGGGTTTCCCGCCGCCATTAACACTGTTCCAATACCCCCGACCTGGACGTGGAATCCTGGCCGTTTCACAGGCGGCCTTGAGCTGCTCGGGAGACATGCCAAGACGCTGCGCGACATCCTTCGCTGGCTCAGACCAAATCAGGTCGTGCAGTTCTGATCGAGATATACGAGTGCTGGGCATACATTCCCTTTCTGATAAAGGAAACGACCACCCATAAGCTGAAAGAAAAATACCCGCATCGCTTCGGGGGGATGCAATGCGGGCTAGAAGTCCAGTGCTTACTGGATGGGGAAGCCGACGGAGAATGAAACCGCCAGCCGGCGGACTATACCAAAGATCAGTTTTTCTTGCTTGGCTGCCAGCCGCACAGCCGCTGGCCTGTCATATTGTGCGCCAGTATCTGATCGACCGTGCCCTGGCTCAGCTTGTCGGTCTTGTCAATGAAGATGGGGCGGGTCCAGTTGCAGCCGTTGTCGACGATGGCCGAGCCACCGGCAACCGGATTACTCATGCGTCCAGTCATCTCGCAGCCGCTGCTCACGATCAGCAGCAGGCATAGCAGCAATCTCGTTTTCCACATTTCCGCGTTCTCCTGTGGCCTTGGCCGCAGTCTGGGCGGCCGCAGCGGTTCGATCGGCAACTTCTTGCTTGGTCTCGGCAACTTCTTGCGCTGCCTGGGCTTTGGTAGCCTTGGCCTGCTGACGCATGAACAGGCTGGCGATGATGCCGGCCAGGGCGGCAAGCCATGGGCCGATCTTGAATAAAAGCGCGATCATAGGCCGCTCCCATAAGTAGTGCCGACCGAGGAAAACTTGGCTGTCAGCACCTGGCGACGGGGCTTGATGCCCTCGGCGGCCAGGCCGATGTGCACCCAAGCGCCCTCCTGGATTAGTTGATCAAACTCCACACCCAGCGAATCCAGGCGCTGGCAGATCGCCAATGGGGTGCCGAATCCCGGACAGATGAAGTCGGCAGCCAGGCCCTGCATGTGCGCGCTGGTCTTGGATCCGCCGACAGCAGCATTCAGGGCTGGCGAGCGATACCCGGATGAAACCAGAATCGGCTTGCTGCCCAGAAGAACGCGGACACGTTCCAGAAGCTGCGCAGTGCGGGTCAGGTTCTTGATGATGGCCGGCGACGGGGTATTGTCGATGCCCTTGCGCGCGGCGGTCTCGCTGACGGTCATCTCAGACAAGGAAAAGTGATCAGTGAGCTTGTCCATCGTCGCCCTCCTTCTCGCTCTGCTCTGGCTGCTTGAGATACGCGGAACCGCAGATGCACACCAGGATAACGCCAGCCACCGTCTGGGCAACCCAGATGGGCAATGTACTGCCCAGACCTGCTGTGGTCAGCGCGCCCCAGCCAATCATGCCGGCGGCACCAATTTTCGCCAACTGCACGCTCCAGCGGCGATGGATGACGCTCTTGTCATCTACCAGTTGAATTTTCATTTCGTCCACTTCCCCAGGCTCTGCGGCGGCTTGGTGCCCACAGTCCTTTCCAGGTTCTCGATGCGGATGTCCTGCCGCGCGTCGTTCAGTTTGACTTCTGCCACAGCGGTGAGCTGGGCGGCCTTAAAGGCCTCGTCACGCTGGTCCCGCGCAGCCATTTGCGTTTTCATCTCGCGCTGCGTTTCGAGCAAGGTGTTGATGGTGCTGGTCTGCTGGGATGCCATCCAGACCAGAGTGATAAGCCCTGCCACCACGGTGGCACCGAACGGGGCCAGCCAGGCCAGCGCGATCTTGGTATCAATGACTTTGGTGTCGTTCACGGGTAAGGCTCCCAGGTCGGGGGATTGGCCGTGCCATCGACCAGGCGCCATTGTCCTGGGATCAGGTCGAAGTCCCAAGGCACTTCCACCCACGGATCGCACGGCAGCACATTAGTCGGATCGTTGATGTCCTGCCTACAGTTGGATTCCGTGTAGCCCCACGCCGTCAGCATTTTGGTAGTTGCATCGTAAAAAGCGCGTTTTTCCATTTAGAACCCCGTTTCCCACCCAAGAATTGAGACGGTTTGTTGGTAGGCCTGCGGGCCTGATGGATTGCTATACCCGTAGTAAATAGCAAGTGCTGTAGTCACAGGGAGTGCTTGTGTGAAGATGAGTGCATACTTGGTCCCCGTCGAGGCATATACAGGAATGCTAATGAGCGCCGATGCGGAAAGGTGCGAGAGGTTGAGAAAGGCTGATGCAGCGGTACCCCCACCCTCAAAAGCAAGACTCGTCAGGCTAATCACGGTTGCAGCCTTCGATGGCACAAAGTTGGCATAGCTGGCTGTCGTCGGGAAAGCGCCTGTAACCAGATTCGCAATAATCTGCTGCGCGTTAAATGTGAACTTATTCGCCACAAGCATTCCCTGGTAGAACTGCGCAGAGCCATTCAGCTTATGGTTCATGATTGGCGCAAATTCGGTGTAGCCGGTCGGGCCAGTCGCAAAATTATTCATGGAAGCCACCACACTCAAGCCCCCGCTTCCATTTGGCACATAGAACAGGTTCGGCTCTGCGTAGGCAGCGAATGCGCCGGCCTGGTCACGGCCGCCCAGGCCCTGAATGGTGATGTCCACCGTCTTGGTGCCGACGCCGGTATAGGTCTTGGTCTTGCCGGTGGTGCTGATCGTAGTAACCCGGGATGCCGTCACGTCAAACTTGGTAGTCGGCGTGCCGGCATTGAAGGTACCGCTCAGGCCGGTGATTAAAGGCACGGCGTTGAGCGCAGTGTCCGGAGCGGCGATATTGTCAGCGCGCAGGATGCTGAGATATGCGCGGGACAGGCCCGAGTCGAGCGCCGAGCTGCCATCCATGCGCATGACGATGGTAGTCAGCGTGCTATACGCGCTGCTCACGATAGTGCCGTAGGCGGTGCCGGCCGTGACATTGAACTGCACGCGGCGGCCTACATGGAACTCAGCGGTGCGATTTCCAGCCAAGTTGAATGTGGTTGCGTTGACGTACAGCGGCGACAGCGAATTGGTCACCCACTGGAGCGTTGCCGAGCCCACCGGATTGCCGCCGGGCGTCACGCCGTCATGCACGCGCAGCGAGTTGTCGTCAGTGTTGACGGTGACCTCCCTGGCCGAGCCGGTGAAAACGTTGTGCTCGTCGGTAGTGCCTCCGCGCAGCTTTAATACGGTAGCCATTATGGGACGCCCCCTAAATCAGTGTTGAAAATGGTGAGTGAGTCGGCCACCGAACCCAGATCATAAAAAGTAGATTCGGCAAAGCCAGTGCCGTGTTGGGCGTAATAAAGTGCCTGGGATGCTGAAAGCGTTGCGGAGCTTGCTGCGGCCGTGGCGATGAACTGGTTTGATTGCGCGCTGCTCGCGCTGTCAGCGGCAGCGGCAGCAGAGAATGCTGCATCAGTGGCCTGGTCAGCGTAGTTGTCCTGCGAGACAGTGATATTCCCGTCGCTGTCAAAGATCAACGCCTTGTTGGCGCGCTCTTCTGCGTTCTGGGAAAGAACCTGGTCCGTGGTATCCGTCGCCGGCATCTTGATAGACCGCTGCGCCCACAGATCCTGCTGCTGAACCATCATGACCACGCGGTCCAGGTCATTATTCAAGACATCGGATGGCAGCTCACCCTGATATTGGTAATCGGTGCTCCGGTCAAGGGTCACATCGCGGCGGAGTTCAAGCAGGCCAGCCGGCGGCGCGGTTGCAAAATTGACCTGGCCGCCTTCATCGTCGGAGTTGAAAACTACGGTGTAGCCAGGGAGGCCCGAGACGGACAGGGACACCTTGAGGTCTGCCGCCTCCAGGATCTTAAAGGGGAACGAAAAGGATGTCGTAACACCGTTCGTGTTGTAACCGATGACCGGAGACGTGTTGTTGACCGACATGAAATTTCCTTAATTTTCGACCGTGACTTCGTAGACCGCAGAATTGGGCCTCCAATTATTGACTGGGTGATCTGTCGGAATCCCGACGATTTTCCCGATCCGGACCGGCGTCTGCTTAATGGCGCGGGCGGTCACGTCGGGGAAGTCATCTGGCTGATTCTTCAGCGTGGGATTGAAATCCCGCATCTGGGTATAGGCCGGGCCGTCGAAGACGCTGACGTGCGCCCACAGGAAGCGGTTGGACAGCGGGGCATCGAAGGCGTCCAGAATGTCCAAGTTCTTATTGGTGGTGGCGAAGTCCTCCACCACGGCGCAGCCGGTGCCGGCCAGGTGCTTGCGCAGGATCGGCGGAACGAAGCCCCCCGGACCGTTCGTTTCCACCGTGATGCTGGGGATGTTGAAATGCTCAACCAGCGCACGGACCCGCTTGCACTGCTCATCCAAGTCGCCCACCAGGCCCTCGGCGTGCTGCCAGTACAGGCGGCCGGCAGCGTCCGTCAGGATCAGCGTGAACGCCGACACGTCCGAATTGATCTTGCCCAGCGAGCAGTCCCAGCGGCAGACGGCCCCCATCACCTGGACATTGCCCAGCATCATGACTGGCTGGCGGTTGGCGATCCTGATTGTCGGCACCACGTCGTAAGCAATCATGCGCTCTGGATCAAGGCGCACATCGGTGATGGGCTTGGCCTCCAGCTGGTACTGGCTATCCCAGGCATTGAGCGTGCGGGTTTCCTTACGGCGCTGGGCGATATCGTCACGGGTGAAGCGCTCCGGCCAAGCGCAGCCAGCGCAGATATCCAGAACCAGCCCGGGCGGCTTTTCGAACACAACTTCGTTGCCCTCTACTCGGTAGTCCGCGCCTTCCGCCAGCATGCGCGCCTGGCTGTGGATGCCCAGCATCACATACAGTCCATCTTCGTCCGGCTTGAAATCGAACCGATAACGCGTATTTTTCGTGGTTTCCTGATAACGAACCACCTGCCCGAATAGCGGGATCTTCAGCACGGCCGCTCCGGCGCTAATCCGTTCTGGATAGATAGATTCGTGATGGTGAGGCGTACCGATGTATGTCTTTTGCGCGCCGGGCACGCCGATGTGCGTAGATTCCGAGATGCGGTCTCGCAACTTTTTGCGCGCCTCAGGGGTTTCGATGTTCCCGGGCACTTCCACATCGTCAAAGTCAATGTCGTCAGCCCGTGCAGCTGTCGCATTGGAATCTGCACCTACCGCACGCATGCTGGCATTTCGCTGATCAGCAGCTTCAGCCACCCAGAATCGCTTACGCCCAGGTTTCGTTTTGGTCGGAAGCATATCGCCGCACAGCGGATGATTACGGATCACGTGAATAACATCACGTGTCAGCATTTCCGCCGTCGGCCCATCGGCTGACCATACCAGCGAGCGAAGCCGAGTGTTGTAGCGTAGGCGATACGCCTTGTAGACGGCATAGATGGTCGACTTGGCCGCGCCACGGAAGACCATCAGGACGCGCTCCGGGGCCTTGCACTCATCCAGCCATGTACAGATGCGCACATGCAGCAAGGGCACTTCCCACCCTTGATACTTGGCCCACATCAGGAAAAAGACCAGAAAGCTGACTTTGCGTGGAATCATGCTTGCGGATGCATCCCTTTTTTCTGCAGCTTGGCCATCAGACGAGCTGCCTCTTTTTCGACTGCGTCGATTTCCTTATCCACTGAGTCACTGGTTTCGCCGGCATCAAGAGCCTCGCCATTTTGAGAAGCCGCTCCATCTGGCAAGCGGCGGCGGCTCGCATCAATCACCGTGATGGTTCTCAAGCACAAGCTGAGAGTAGCGGCAGCGTTCTTCTTGCACCAGTACCGGTCTCCTCTCGTCTGAGAATCCATATCTTTAGGCAAGACTTCGCCGCCCGGCCAGTTATCTGGCTCAGCCTCTGCAAAGAAGACATCCATCAACTTTTCATTGAGTGCCTCCAGGCGCTGACGTTGATCGTCTCGCATTACTTTCCTCCAATCGCTGTAAAGTCGGGTGCCCGATCCGGGCCACCGGTGCCAGGTTTCCACCAGAAATCTTGTCCCCATTGCTTATGGGCCCGCTGCTGCATGCGCGATAGGTAGCCTGGCGAAAGGTTCTCTTGCAGCGCATGCATGCCGGCATGGTCCAGCGCGGCCTTGGCGTACCACAGGTTGACATAGGGCAGATGCGAGCGAAGCAACGTGATTGATTCCGCAGCTGCGTGCGATTCCTTGCCGGCGGCGGCCTTGTCGATATTCCCCTTGATGACCTTCAGTGCCAATTCAGACGCGGCCCCGATGGTCGGCCCGGCCAACCCGCTAACTGTCTTGGACGCATATTGCCCCGCCTCCTCGGTGGAATCCGCCAGCAGGATGTCACCCATGATCGAGAGCACGCCACCTTGTGCGATCGCCTTGACCCAAAATTTCCCGGTGGTCATGTCGGCGGGGTCCTTGCCCGAGACGATCTGCTTGGTCTGGTAAGCAATGGCGCCCAGCGCACCCAGCGAAGCGAACAGCGCACCGGCATAGGCCATGCGATTGGCAGCAATGGGCGCTCCCTCCAAGCCCTGCGGGGTGTCCAGCATGCGCCGCCAGTGGCGCGAGACCATGGCGATGGGGAAAGACTTGAACTGCATTACCGATCTGGCCAGCTCACCGCGCATCGTGCCGCGCTGCTCGCCGCCACCACTGGACATGACGCGCGTTGCCAGGTCGGGATTGAGCACCGCATATTCGGATTCGTCGGTGATCAGGCCCAGAACCTTGGCGACCACACGGTCTGCCTCGGGCGAGCCGCTGGCCCGCATGGCCTCGGGGGTCAGGAACTCGCTGCCCCTGTGGGTGGTGAGCTGCGCCTGCCGGATGACTGCCCAGTCGTCCTCGGTGATGCCTTTGCTGGTCATGCGCCAGCGGTCGTATTCGCTGAGCTTGCCCCAGTCCGTTTTGCTCATCTTGGCCAGGCCGCCCATCATGGTCATGGAGAAACTGCGGCGCAGCGTATCGGTCCAGGCATTCATGAGCGACAGCTTCATGGTGCTGTTGGCGATGCGGCCGGACCAGTTGTTCTTGATGTTGTCGCCGCTCCAGCGGTTCATGTCGGAAACCATGGTCTCCGCGATGATGCCGTGCATGGTCAGAAAGTCCCGGGTCTCGCTGCTGGCCTGGGCCGCGATGTTCTTCAGCGCATCCCAGTACGAAAGCTTGTTGAAACCGGTGGTCACGAAGTGCGTGCCCAGGTCGGTAATGCTGGTGAGCACCGCGCCCTGCAGCTTGCCGAAGGTCTGGATGTTGCGCAGGTCCTGGCCGATCTGCGCCAGGTTGCCGTTGTCGGCCATGCCTGTCTTGCCACTGACCACATCCCAATAGCTTTGCGGCTTCAGGCCGAAGGAGCGCTGCACGCCATTGTCAGCCTTCTCGGCCAGGTCGAATTGCAGGCGCATCTGCTGCTCAGGGTTCGGGCCGTAGCGCTCCACCAGCCCAATATCGCGAGACATGCCACCCACGTGCCCCAGCATTGCGTCGTACATGCTGCCGCCGCCGTACTGGCTCAGGTAGGTGAGATAGGCATCGGCATCACGGAAGTGAATCTGGCGGCTCTCTGCACCCGAGTTCGCGCGCGCGCCACGGCCGCCGCCCTTCCCCGGTTCAATCTTGTTGATACCGCCGCTGGCCAGGGTTTCCCATGCGCGGGACAGCAGCGCGGTAACCTGCGCATCGTTCATCAGGCTGCCGTCTTCCAGCAGGTACTGCCGGCGATCGAGCAGCGGCAGCGTCTTCTGCACCCAATCAGCCTGCGCGGCCTGGTCGCCCTTGCCGCGCACGCGCCCTTGGTCATGCGGCTGCGGCAGGTAGCCATAATCCAGCTTTCCGACGTCGCCGCCCGAGGCGTTGAAGCGCTTGCGCATGCCCTCGATGGTATCCAGCCAGGCCCGCGCGCCCTGCTGCGCCAGCTTATTGCCAGTGGTACCGGAAGCATTGCTGAAGATTTCCCGCGCCAAGTCCCGGCTCATGGTGGGGTTCTCAGCGTCGAACAGCAGCATGAGGCCCTGCCGACCGATGCCTGCACCCTGCTTGCTGGTGGCTGCCTCCATCAGGTCAACCAGCCGCGCCATGTTCTCGCGCTTGATGCCTTCGATATACAGCGAGGTCTGATCCAGCTCATGCACCAGCGCACGGTTGCGGCCGGTGGCGTAGCTGGCCATCAGGTCGCCCACGCGGGTTTCCATCGAAGCCGTGCGCAGGATCTGCAGCTGGGCGCGCTGTACCTTGAGGGCAGCGCCAGCCTGGATATCCTGCATGCCGGCCGCAGCGGCTTCTAGCACGCGCTGGTCGGCGGACTTGGCCGCCCAGCCGTTGGGGTCTTGCCGCGCCAGGCGGCGCATGTTGGCGCTCATGGCGTCGTCAATCTTCTGGATCTCGCTGTCGGTCAGCGCGCGGCCGGCGGCCTGCTGCACGGCCTGTCTGCATTTCGGGTGCATGGTTTCCTCTCGTTAAGAATTGCGCAGGAAGCATTCGGCGGCGACCTGCAGCAGCCCGGCGTCCTTGGTCTCGGCTGCGGCCTGCTCTTTCACCTTGGCCAGCGCGTCGGCCAGCGGCAGCGGTGTGTCCATGCCTTCCAGCTGCACCATCATGTCGGGGGACAGGCGGGCGATTTCAGCGGTCTGCCCGTCGAGTACGGCCGCGACTGCACCGGCTTGGCCACCTGATGTTCCAGTTTCTGCGGCAGATGTTCCACCTGGAGCCGCTTCTGTTGCGGCTTTCGGGGCTGGTGGTGCAGCTTCGGGGGCTTTTGTTGCAGCAGATGTTCCACTCTCGGCAGTGCCAGATTTGGCACTTTTCGCGGGCGGTTCGGCCAGCGCTTGCTGCACGGCCAGAGCGCTGCGCTTGGGGGTGGGGGCATCGATGGCGGCGCGCTGCTGCCGCACCTGGGCAATCTGCTGATCGAGCTGCGCGATCTGCTCATTGGCGCGCGTGGCCTCGGCGTTGCGGTCGATCTGCTGCAGCAGCAGGTCAATTCGCTGATTTACATCCTGGCTGCGGCCGTCCAGTTCCTTCTTCGCTGCCGCAAGCGCCTGCTTGTAGCTGCCGCCCTCGGCCTGGATTTCCTTGGCGCGGGCGCGCACGGCAGTGTCCGAGGTGTCGGGGAGCTGCTGGCGCAGGGTGGCCAGCTCGTCGCGCATGGACCGGATGGCCCCAGGCTCGGCCACATTGCCGGCGTCCTGCAGCAGTGCCGCGCGCACTTCTTCCATTCGGCTGCCGAAGTCATTCAGCATGCGCGCCTGCGCCAGGTTGTCCAGGTTCAAGGTGTCGCTGACGGAAACTCGCTCACCGGCCCCGATCTGGTCCGCCGCCCGGGCGAAGGCGGCCAAGTGCTCCTGTGCGCCGGCGATATCGGCGGGGTCTTTCAGGTTCCAGGAATTGACGGTATCGCGGATCAGGTTGACGCGCGCGGCGGCCACGGCCTCCGGGTCGGAAGCGGCCGCCCGGCCTGCCTCGGTGCCCTGCCGCTCTGCAATGAACTTGTCCGTGCGTTCCAGGTAGGCGCGGGTCTCAGCGGCCGGCGGGGCCTTCCCTGCCTGCACCGCCTTGCCCGCCAGTGTGCCGCCGTTGTAGTGCGCCAGGGCAGCACGCCAGTCGCCACCGTACTGCTTGCCCAGATCAGCCAGGTAGGCCGCGCCGGCATCGATCGAGGCCACGGGGTCACGCACGTTGCCCTTCCCATACTGCGCCCAGGTGGCATCCATGAATTGCATGATGCCCTTGGCACCCACCGGGGAGGTGGCGGCGCTGCTGCTCGATCGCTCGCCGGCATTCTTCGCGGCGAGCAGAACCTCGGGCGGCACCCCAGCGCGCTGGGCGGCGGTGACCGCATAGGCATCCAGTCGCGCATCGTCATAGCGCAGTGCCTGGCGCTCGTTCATGCCCATGGCCACCAGCTCGCGGGAAGCGGCTGCATCGACCGGTGCGGCAACCGGGCGCGCACCGCGCAGGCCGCGCGAGGCATAGGCACCGAAGCCGGCAGGGATCAGGGTTGCGACGGCCAGGCCGACCGGGTCAAAGGGATCGTACTGCTCTGCGATCTTGTCATAGCCCGCGTTCTGCAGGATGGAGCGCGTAGCCGCCTGCTGGGCAATGAAGCCGCCAGGGCCACCGGCCGCGACTAGGCCGACAGTCTGCGCCACGGTGCGGCCAGCGACCGGTAGGGCCGTTGCAGCTGCTGCCGCGCCGCCGGCCACCGCTGCGGCCTTCGTCCGGGTCTGGAAATCAACGCCCTCGGCCTTGAGCTTCTCAGCCTCCACGAAGGCTTCATCAGTGCCGGTAAGCACCGCGCCGGGGATCGGCGTGGCCGCGATGGAATAGCCCACGGCCTTGGCCGCGAACCTGCCCAGGCCGAAGAGAATGCTTTCGGCAACGTTCGCCGTGGCCGGGTCGGGCATCATGGTACGGGCCGTGGCGCGCAGGCCGGTGCCGGTGTCGCTGGTGAAGGCCGCGCCGGACTGCACATCCGCCCGCGCCTTTTCGCCTTCAGCCCCCTGGACGCGCTCGCGCATGTCCTCATCGAACAGCATAGCCGGGTCGGCTTGGATACCGTAGCCCGCCTGGACAGATCCGAAGGCCCCCAGGATATCCGAGCCGAATGCCGCGGACTCGGTGGCACCGGTGGCCACGCCCTTGGGGAGTGCCTTCGTAGTGTTCCACAGGCTCATGCCAAAGGATGGCTTGGCGGGAGGGGTTGCCACTGGACGCGCCACCCGGTCATCCAGCACCTTGTCGGTGCTGTCTTGGAACATGGACTCAATCATGGGGCGATCCTGAGAGTGATGCGCTGGCCTTGGCTATTCGTGACCAGCGTACCGCCGGCCTTCACGTTGTAGCGGCCAGGGCCTGCGTTGATGAGTTGGGCGCTGGGGAGCTGCTTGACGAAGTCGGCAGCAGGGATCGAGGCTCCTCCGACGTAGACCCGCTGGTCGGTGGACTGGGAAGCGATATCGGCGGTCGTGATCGAATTGAGGCGCTTCTCGAAGTCCTTCTCTTCCATGCCGCGCGGCAGCGGGATCTTCACACCATTGCGATCCACGATGCTGCCCACGGTCAGGCGCAGCGCCCGCGCCGGATCCGAGCTGCCACCATCGGCCACCAGGCCAGCGTTGATCAGGTATGCCGAGTTGATGACCTGCTGCCGCACTTCCTGATTGGGGAAGGCATCACCGACGATGTTGGCGATCGCGCCGCGCCATCCGGTTTCCTTGGCAGCGTCGATCATGATGGCCTTATCCTTGATAGCACGGTCACCGCGCAACAGGAGTTCGCTGCTGTACCGGCCTTGCGTGGTGCGGTCGCCGGCCAGCATCATGGCCAAGCCCAGCGTCTGGTCCTTGTCGTGCATCTGCTTAGCCAGGGCGGCTACGCGGTCGGAGTCACCGATGATCGTTCCCAAGCTGGCCAGTGCGCCAGACTGCTGGTCCGGTGGCAGCGCCTTGACGAGGCGTGCAATCTGGTCAGCCTCCTGCGGCTGCAGAGGCGATACCTTGCGGCCGGCGGCAATCTCCACCTGGCCGATCAACTTCATGCGCTGGGCCAGCACCTGCTGCGCGGTCTGCACGTCGTTGAGCTGGATTGTCGGCGCATCCTTGATGACGCCGCGTTCCTGGGCGGCCTGCCAGGGGTTCTCGGCATATGCCTTCGTGCCGCCGTCGTAGATGCGCTGGAACTGCTCTTGCACCTTCTGCTCTTCAGGGCTGACGCCGACCGATGGATCGGATCCAGCGGCGCGCATGCGCTCCAGCGTGGCAGCCTGTTGCTGCAGCGGCAGCGACGCAAAGCCGGCCACCTTGGCCTGAGACTTCACCAGCTCCTGCACGGGCCCGGCCATACGGGTGCCGGTGGTGCTGGTCACCAGATCATTGACGGCATCGGTCGAGAGGAAGCGGCCCTGGCTCACCAGGTCGAAATACTTGTTGTAGGTATCGACGGCCTTGTTCTCCAGGGCATCCTGCTCACGCTGGGCTCGATCGCGGTCCCGCTGCGCCTGCGCCTCGATGCCATTCTCGTAGGCATAGGCTTTGGTGATAAGGGCGGTGCGCTTGGCCGGATCGATAGCCTCCCCTTCCGGACCCTGCAGGCGTTCGCGCACGGCCCGCACCTGGCCAATGTCACCGGTCTGCGCCGCGCCCTCGATGGCAGCATTGCCGACGTTGAAGCTCGTACCTTCCTTGAAACTCTGCTTGTACTTGGCGATCTGCTCAGGTTGCCAGCCAGCCTGCGGCCCCATGGTGTCGAGGATCTGCTCGTACTTGGTGATCGCGCCCGGCAGGTCGCGCATTGCATCACGCTGCAGCGCTTCCCCGGTATTCAGAATGTCGGCACCGATGTTCTGCTGGGTGCGCTTGATCGCCGCGCCCTGCACCGTTCGGCCAAGCGCCCCGGTGGTAGCAACGAATTGCGGTTCGATGACATCGATCTGGTATTGCGAAAGTCCATCCAGCCGCGTCTTCTTGGCTTCGGCCGCCCTCTTCTGCCATTCGGACATGGCGTCTTCAGGCTTGATCGTGCCCGCCTGCAAATCGCGGTCAAGACTGTCGCGCGCATCATGCAGATCGTTGTTCAGCCCGGCCATGGAGGACACGGCCGCCATGCGCTGCTGCTGCTCGTCCACGCGCTGGTACTGCTGCGCCAGGTCCATGCCGGTCTGCGCCAAGACCTGCAGCGCTTGATTCACGCCGCCATCCGTGTTCACCGTGGGCGTGCGCGTGGCCTGGGGCAGCACAGTACCGAAATTGCCAGTTGGAATTTTTGCCATAGCGATACCTTAGAAGGAGCCGTCAGCGCTGGAAAATACGCCAGAGGCCGTTGGATTCTTTCCCTTCCATCCACTCGCCCTGCCGAATGCCGATAACGCGGTGCTCGCGCCGCGCAGGTAGCCAGCCGTCTGCGCATTGTTGCCGGCGATGGTGAACGCGTCGGCCTGGGAATTGAGCTTGGCCGCCGAGTTCCTGCCGTTGAGGATGGTGGTGAGCGCATCCTGCTCGCCCTGCTGCTGGATGTCGGACTGCACGAGTTCGGCGCTGCCCACGTCTACATTCACCCCCGAGTCAGCAAGGGCCGCCCTCGCCGCCGCTCGCTGCTTCAAGGTGGCTTTGCGGATCTGCGCTGCTTCGACCTCGGCCTGGCCGGCAGCCGCATTAGCGTCGGCCTGCGCCTGGGCAGCCTGATAATCGGCCTGATCCTTGGCCTGCTTGCCCTGCTGGATGGCGCTGTAGGTTCCTACTGCCGCCGAAGCCAGGGCCGCATACGCGACGAGTTCTACTCCTGTTCCCATCACAACTCCTTTTTGAACATGGGGCCGACATTGGTAAAACCGGCCAATTCGTAAAATTTCGACAGGCCATCGACATTCAGCCCGGTCGAGATACCCAGCTGCAGCGCGATCGCACCGCGCGCCTTGCACCAGATTTCCAGTGCGCGAATCAGCTTCAGTGCCGTGATGCCATGGCGCTGGCTGGGCTCAATGAAGAAGGAATAGTCGAAGCCGAGCTTTTCATGCGAGAAGAAATATTCGGTGATGCCGCCGGCCAGGCCGCCGATCACAACACCATCGCGCTCTGCAACGAAGACCACGCCAGCACCTTCCATGAGGGCGTGCATGGTGGCCGCCACCTTCTCTTGGTCGAATGGAATGTTGCGGAAGGACGAGGCGGCGTGCAGCATTGCGCCCAGTTCAAGGATTCGCGGGATATCTGCGGGAGTGCCTGCACGGATCATGGTTATCAGTCGTTGATGGTGATCTTGCGGATAACGTCCAGCAGATGGAACGGTGCCGGATATGGCTGCTCGATGATCTGCTGCGTGGTGTACACCTGGTCGGAGAGAGCCAGCACCCGGTAGTCCCCGGTAACCTTCGGCGATGGCATGTCCAGCACCTGAGTGTCGAACTGGCGGAACTGAACCGGCTTTCCGTTGACGACGGCGGCCTGGGTGTCCAAGACTCGGATGACCACTTCGCGCACCGAGACAGGGTTGCCTTGCGAGGTGGTCCCGTTGGCACCCAGCTCAGGTTGCATCAGCTCAATGCGGGCGGTGTAGGCCAGGCCGATCTGCACGGACTTGGCGGCGCGCGGCAGCGTGATCTGGCCGCCCTGCACAGTGAATTCGCCGCGATAGGACTGATCTGCATAGACCTGGACCTTCAGCCCTTCCAGATGCCCGAGGCCTGTCCAGGTGATCTTCCCTGCCGTGTCGCTGGCGACCACTGCGCAATCCAGCATCACGTCTCGGTCAAACACCTCGATGTAGCGCTTGAGAACGCCGCCGACCGTGCGCGCGACGATGACATAGGTATCCTCTGCCGTGGCCGTGGGGATGGTGGTGATGGATTCGAAGCCACCCTGAGTGATCCAGCGCCCCCAGCCGACTACCTCCTGGTCAACGTCATAGGCGCACACCGCCATCACCCCATCATTGCGGATCGCGTACAGGGTCGAATCCTTCTTCTCGAAGGACATTTCACGGATGCCGCTTCTGGTGATGTGCTCAGCGAAGATCGTGCGGTCAGGTGCCGGGAAGCCGTCGATGTCGTACCGGTATCCCATGGCATGCACCTTCAGGCCTTCGGCGCTCACGAACAGCAGCTCGTTGCCGACCTTCAGCGGCCGAACCGTGCCACTGCAGCCCGCGCTGGATTCGTCGTTCTTGTCAATATTGGTCGGCGCGATGGACTTGTCCGTACCGCCGGACAGGCTCATTTCGTCCGACTCGGTGAGCACCAGCATCTTGCGCGATGGCGCAAGGTGGTTGATCGGGCTGTTATTGGCGCCGTCCAGCTCAAAGGCAAAGGCGTCGTCGTCATTGGTACCGATCTGGAAGCTCAAGTATGCACGGATCGCGCTACCCCATACCGTCTGCGGAAAGGCGAAGGTATTGGCGTAGTACAGGCGTTGCTTATTGATCGTGACGGCACGCGGATAGCCCCGCGAAGGGTTCCACGCAACCTCCATCAGAATCCAGGAATCTGCCGGAGCCTTCACGACAGAGCTTATCGGCGCGAGGGTGCGCGCCTCGACGCGGGCGGAATCAAGAATGTTCGTGATGACAGCCAGACCGCTATTGATCGATACATACTTGCCATAGTCCGCGATAGTCCATATGGCGGGATCGATGGTCAACACGACAGCCTGATTAATCTCTGCTGCCACGCTGGGAGTGAGGGTGGCATTCGGTGTATTGCCCAGATCAGCAAATGGCTCGGTCACGAACGGCGCATTTGCCATCACCCAAGACGCATCCCCCAGCCGCTGCAGGCGCTGCGGATAAACCGACTGATGCGCAAAGAAGGCGGTGTCCGACTTCTGCACATAGCTGACGGCCGGCATTTGGGCGATGGTGTACGGGGTGGCAATCTCATAGGTGCCGATGCGTGCACGGTTCTTGTAGAACCACATGTAGCCGCCGCCCATCAAGAGGACATACGCTTGATCGCGGCTGTAGACGAAGCTGATAAGCCGGCCTGGTTGAGAGTTCTTGATTTCCCCGATGAAGCGCGTGCCCGGCCGGCGGATCGCGCCACCTTGGATCGTCACAATGCAGTTTTCGAGCGTCTTGCAGCCGTTAGCATACTTCGCCACGTCCATGCGGCCCAGCGCCACTCGGGGCGACAGCTCACCGGACGTGAAATTGGTCTGGATGATCGATGCGCGGGCCATATCAGTAGCGCCCCATAATCAGCGGCGAATCATCGCCCAGCATCGGTGATGGGTTCTCCTGAGAGTCCACGTTGCGCGCTACGCGTGCCAGGTCCGCATACTCGCCCTTCAGCTCATCGCGCAGGCTGGTCGACTGAGTGATCGGATACGCAAGCTTCCACAGCAGGCGGGCTGTCATCAGCTCCACCAGTTTCGAATCCCAGACGCTCTCTGGCGCGCGGTAGACATATTCGATCTTCAGCGCAGTGCCTGAAGCCAGAATGTTCTTGCCCTCGATCTTGAAGTTTTGCGCATTGTCGCTGTCGATGGGACGATCACCGATTGCTACCAGGCGCAGAAAATCAGCCGGCAGGGGGAACTGCGCAGTGAAACCGAAGGCCGGGACGGTGGAAGACGGGGAAAGGATGGCGCGAGCGCGGGCGCAGTTCCAAGGGAACTCGCGGAGGATGGCATCACGCTCTTGCGGGTAGAGGTTGCTGCAGAGGCGCGAAGCATCGGTTGCCTCGGTAAAGGACGCGATGGGTGCCTTTCCAAGTTGCAGCAGCGCGGCGCTGCAGATCGAGATATTGGTTGCGATGATGGACTCCTTACGGAAAAAAGGGGCGACCGAAGCCGCCCCGAAGGATCAACAGCAGGAGCGCAGCGAATTAGGGCGCCACGTACTGGACTTCAACGCGAATAGCAGCGTTAGCCAGCGGGGTTGCACCACCGAAGGTGCCGTACAGTTCAACGTCCTGCGGCATGACGTAATACTGGCCGTTGACGATCTTGGTGCCGGTACTGATCTGGCCGGCGCTGGCAGCTGCCAGAGAGGCTGCATTGATCAGTGCGGTGGCGTCGATGGCCACGCCGGTGACCGCATCGCGGATACCGATGCTCAGGGTCGAGGACGCGTTGCCGGCGGCATTCGACAGGTACGGGGCGAGCAAGCGCGCGCCTTTCGGGATGATGATGCCGGTGCCGAAGGTATCGCCATTGGCAGCGCTGTAGGCAGCGGCGGTATCGATGATCGCCACGCGCTCGCGGTTGTTGGCGGTCGCGGTCATCTTGCTGCCGGCGACCTGCGCGACTTTAGTACGGGTGACAGTGCTCAGTTCAGCCATGATTTACTCCAAGAAATTTTTCCTGTGATTGACGACAGCGCCACGCGGGCGCTGCCTGTTACGGATTACTGGTACGAGATCTGAACAACCTTGGCCTCGTCCTGGCGGCCTGCACCGTAGGAACCCTCGATGCTGGTCTGCCACAGGTTCTTCTTGTCCGGACGCTTGTCCACGTCGCCCTGCTCGTAGCCATAGCCGAAGTGCACGGCCGACTTGGAGTAGGCGGCGCTGGTACGCACGCCAGCGACGTTGCGCACGCGCTCGAACGGGATCCAGGTGAAACCCATCCACTTGCCGCCCACGCCACCTTCCTGCAGCATCTTGCCGGTCATGAAGTCGGCGCTGGTCAGCGTGGTATCCGACAGGATCTGAGTCAGCGCCAGCGAGTCGTACAGGAAGAACAGTTCGTCGCCATCACCGTCCACGCCGTCGGTTTCGTTGGCACGGAAGATGGAGCGGGCCTGGATGATCTTGGCCTTGGTCAGGCCGGTACCGCCAGCAGCGATGATCTGCGAGGCAGGCAGCTGGTACGTGGTCTGGCCGTCGAAGCTCACGATGTTGTTCAGCACCGCGTTGAAGATCACATCGTCGATCTGGCGATTGCGCGCGGCGATCAGGGTCTGCATGTACTGGCCACCGGTGACCGGGTTCACCAGCATCTTGGGCAGGTCGGCGCGGTCCATCGGCAGCGCCTTGAAGTAGTCGCGCAGCGGCACGTTGCGGGCGGTGTGATCGATTTCACCGAAGATGGTGTCACCGTGGCGGACGGTGTTTTCGTCCATGTTCACAGCGCCCAGGTTGTTGATGGTGAAGCTGGCACCCACGATCTGGCCACGGTCGGTGACGGTCTTGCGCAGACGGGAAACCTTCTGCTGAGCCAGCAGGCGCAGTTCATTGTCGAATCGGGTGACAAACTGCCGGGTTACGGTATCGGTCATTTTCTAGCTCCGAAAATTGAGAAAAGGTGGTGTTTGCCTTTGCCTGTTTCGGGTTGTCCGTTTCCGGGCCTTACTCGGCTCAGTAGCCAGGTTGTCCAATGCTGGGCCTGATGCGTTGCATGGTATGGAGTTGCCTTGTCGGAATCCCGACAAAATGCAAACGGGCCGCACGATGGCGGCCCGCTGTGTGGAGTAGATCGGAGTGTTACTTGATGCCGTTCGGGTTCTTCGCATACCAGGCGTTCACCTGGTCAGTGACCTTCTTGTGCTCGGGGTGCGCAGAGTTGGTGTAAGCCTCGCTGGTAATGGCGGCCTCGATGCTGAAGCCAGCCGGCAGCGCGTTGTTTGCGGCCGCCGGGGTCTTGTCCTCGGAAACTTCGTCAGCGAAGGATGCGAGGATGCGCAGCGCCATGGGATTGTTGCCCACCGCTGCCTCCACCTCGGAGAACGGGACGCCCATCTTCTCGGCCACGCGATTGGCCACGGTGAATGCACCCGCGAAATTCGCCTTGGCACTCTCGCCCCACAGTTCATTGAGCTGGGCGACGACTTCTTGGCTCTGTGCCTGGGCCTGGCCCTGCACCAGATTCGGCAGCAGGTTGAGGTATTCCGCCATCACGCCGGCATATTGCTCCTGCGAGAGGCCGAGATCGTGGGCCTTCTTGGCGAAGTCAGCGGTCTCCAGCTTCACATCCTTGAGCGCCTCTGGCATGTCGGGCAGCTTGTACTCGGCCGGATCCTTCGGGCGGATGCCACCCGCACCCATGCGCTTTTCCAGCTCGGCGCGCGATTCCTCGGTCTTGCGCAGCATCGCTTCGACGTCGAAGGTACCGTCGTCCTTCTTCACATGGAATTTTTCGGGCACGCTCTCCAGCTTCCATTCCGGCGCGCCGCCAGCGGACAGGGCGGATTGGCCGCCAGCACCTTCCTGTCCGCCAGCAGCGGCACCGCCCTCGCCTCCTGCTGCTCCAGCCGCGGCAGCGGCTGCTGCGCCACCATCACCAGCGCCACCACCAGCCGCACCGCCGCCGTCGCCGGTGGCCGCATCCATCAGCACGAATTTCATCCAGTTGCGATTACGCATCTTCTTCTCCTACGTTGTTGGCCAGGTTGATCTGCCGCACGATGAACTGCACGACGTTGTTTTCCCCACAGTGGGTATAGGTCTTGAGCACCGCATCGATGCCACCGGCTGTCACCGCCGGCTTGGAAAAGCGGCGCACCAGGTCTTCCAGCACCTGGACGCCGCGCGGGTTGTCCTCGAACAGCGCCTTGTAGTCGTCGGCTGTGGTCATTTGGGCTTCAGATAGGGCCATTTACTCCTCCAAATTTGGCTCAAGCATCGTCACATCGCTGCGAACGCTGGCAACTGGGCTGCGAGCCAAGGCGCCATGTATCCGGAAACGGTGTATTGATAGTGCGTGCCTTCCAGCGTGCCCCCTCGATAGCTATTGCTGACCCAATCGGCGGAATATGGCCACTTGCCGGAGCCTGCGCCAGCGTTGACGATGGATAAACCAGCGGCCGTCGCGCCGTCGTAGAGTTGCTGCCATGCATCGGCTGCAACATCAGGATCGCCGTTTGCAGGAACGAACCCGCCAGCAAGCAATTTCGTGCGGTACTGTACTTGCGCACCATTGGCGTCAATGCTGGTCGCGGTAGGCGTCTGGCCTGTGTCAGTAGCGAAAGTGCCTGTTGCTTGCGGCATCAGCGTCATTGCAAACACTTTGGTTTGCGCTCCGCGCTTCGCCGCGTTCCGGTAGATGTTGTTCCATGCCTGCATCGTTGCATTGAAGCCCACACCAGCAGCACCAGCCCACGGCAAAGCACGGTCATTGTGCCCATTGATATGAATTATGTGCGTGCAGTTGCGGACCATGAATTTCCGCAGCCAATTGCCGCCATAAAGCACTTCGTTGGAAGGCTTCGATCCGGAAACCGCTAACCGGACAAAAGGAATTCCAGCCTGGTTGCAGGCTCTGCCGATGATGCCTTGCGCACCATCAGCATCCCCCCAGCTGTTATCGGGATTTTGGTCATGGTTGTCGTTACAGATCGAGTCGCCAGGGCCGGCAAAGCAAGGAGCATTCGCGCTGTTCGTGCCAGAAACCTCCAGCAGAGTTGTGTAGCTTGTGCCCGAGGCCTGCGTCACGCCGGTAACTCCGCCGCCAGCAGTCCAGTTCTTCAGGAACACGCACTTACGGCCAGTAGCAGACGAAGTGGTGGCATCACCAAGCGTTGCATTCGAGATGGCGTTGCATGCCGGATAGCGCGAGTTCAGCTGAATTGTCTGGCCAGCCGTCGAAGTGAAGGACTTGGAAAGCGTCAGGTTTGTACCGTCGAAAGTGGCAACGGTCCCAGTGGCATCGTTCAGGCCAGCGGTCACAGCAGTGATGCCGGTGCCGGTGGCCAGATAGCCCCAGTTCGTCGCAGGCGTCGTGCCGGTGAACGGAATGGGCGTGCCAGCAGGATAGGTTGCCGCGTTCGGAATGGTCAGCGTCAATTGAGGCGCGCCGCCGATTTCGAACTGAATTGCATACCGCCCGGCCGCCAACGTGAGCGGCGCCGTATCGAACAGCGGGAGAAACCCGGGCGGCACCAGCAGCGTCTGTTTGTCACCGGACAACGTTGCGCCGGCCGCGATGAATTCAGCGCTGGTCGCAGCACGGCCAAGGATCGCGTTGTAGAGGTAGCCGGGCACGCCGTTATAGGCGTTCTGCCAGGTCAGCGGCGTGAGCGTTGCGGCCGACTGGTCAAGCGCCGATCCGCTGACGCCCTGCACCAGCGCCGCAGTCACATAAACCGGGCTGATGTTGGCGATTTCCTGAACGGCATTGGCAAGCCCGGACCACACAGATACATTGGCGAATCCGCCGTTGATGTTCTGGCCTTGGACGATGGCCTTCTCCATCATCCGATAGGTGATGTATGGATTCGTCCCGAAGTTGTTGGCAGCGTATGGGATCTTGGTGCGGATTGCCATCGATGTGATGACTCCGCCGCTGCGATGCCGCGCAGAGCGCAGATATTCGCGGAGCTTCATACCAGCGCCCATTCATTGGGGCCGACGCGCTGCACGGCGATGGTGCCGTACTGGACAGCAGCGGCTACGCCAGAAGGCGAGCGCAGGGTCACTCCCGAGCCAGCCACGAACGAAACGGCGCCAGCGCCTGCCTGATACGCTGCAACCATTTCGCTGCCTTGCCACGGCCCGGTGGAGTCATCGGGAATGGTGATCTGCACTGGGCTTGCCGAATTCACATCGATGCGGCCGTTCACATCTGCGGCAGTCGCAACGGTGTTACCGGTGACCGCGCGACGCGGCCCATTGGTATCGATCGAGACGATCCAACCGCTGCCGGTGAGAGTGGCATTGAGAGGCATATCAGTTCCTATTGCGAAAGAGTGTTTTCAACGACCTTCTGCCCGGCCGCCTGCATCAGCTCTTGCTGCTGAGCCTGGGCTTGGGCCTGCTGGCGTGCTTGGTTGTCGGCCTGGCGCTTCTCGACCAGCTGATCCGGGCCGCGCAGCAGCTTGGCCGGCACGCCGAGCGCAAGGCCCTTCTCGTAGTTCGCGGCATCCATGTCCAGGATGTCGAGCGTGCTGGTGTTACCGGTGGCAGCCGCCTGCTGGATCAGGCCATCGATGAACATGTCGAGCGCGGTGACCTCTTCCATCTTCTGGGCGCGGGCCAGCGGGCTGATGTACTTGACGATGAAGTCACGGCCCAGCAGGGATTCGGGTATCGGGCCGAGTTCGGCGGTCAGCGCGCCGGCCCGGTAGGCGATGGCGAAACAGCGTTCGATCATGACCTGCAGGTACTCGCCTTGGAAGCGGGCGAACATCGGCCCGAGCTGCTGGCGGATCTGGTTGGCGCGCAGCTGGATCTCGGTGGCCGAGCGCACAGGACCATCCAGCGGGGTGAGCTGGTCGGCCAGCAGGGACCGGCTGATGCTCTTGCGCAGCTGCTCGGCCTTGGAGAAGGTGACCTGAAAGTCTGCGCCAGTGGTCAACGGCTGCAGGTTGTCCATATCGGCCATCATCACAACACGGCGCGGGCCAATCTTCAGGGTGCGGGCGTTCAACACGCCATCGTCCTTTGCCTTCCACATGCCAGATGCTGCGATATCCAGGCTCTGCAGCTCCATGCGCAGGATGTCGTTCAGGGTCTTGACCGTGGGCAGGACGTTGGAGCCGATGCCGGTGGCGTAAGGCGTGGAGGGAATCAAGCGCCAGCGTGGCACCGCGCAGGGGAATTCGTGGAAGCCGCTTTCACGCACCAGGTGCTTGCCGTCCTCGATGTGCACCGACTTGAACGGCAGATTCCGGTTCAGGATGCCTTTCTTGCCATCGCGGTTCGGGTAGATGGCCCAGGTCATGTTCACGGTCTCGGACAGCTTGTTGTCCATGAACTTGCGCTGCGTGGCCTCGGACATGGCATCAAGGCCATACTCGGCCACGGCCTGTTCCACGGTCGGGCACCACTGGCGATGGATCGTGTCCACGCGGCCCTTGGAGGTGGAGGCAGCGACGTAGCACTGCCACAGCGGCCAGGGCTCAAAGTTGAAGCCGCCGATGGGCCTGCCCTGCTCGTCCTTGGCCTGGTCGATGAACATGACAAACCAGCCGGCCGGGATCAGGTCGCTCAGGTTCTCGTAAGCGGTGGAGTCGAAGCCGGACGAATGGATGTTCTCGAAGAGGAACTGCGTTGCACCGTCCATCCAGCGGGTCTCGTCCTCGGCCTTCTGGCCGGCATCCAGGTCAAACCAGCGGGAGTTCGGCGGGTGCATGCCGGACGCGATTGCCGATTTCAGCGTTTCGGCATCGTCCATGGCGGTGTTGTCGTAGAGGCGCGCGCGCTGGGCGGCGGCGTTGTTGCTGGCCCCATCGGGGGCGCCGTACCAGCCGATAGCGCGCTCGGGAGCCAGGTAGTCGAACACCTCGCGCCAGTTGGAATCGTGAGTCTGCCGCTGGCCCACCATGAGGCTATGCCGGCGCATCACCTTTTCGACGAGTTCATTCATTGCCCGAGCGTGGCCTTACCGAGAGAGAGCGCAGTGCCTGCGCCGGTGGAGAGAGCGGACGCCTGTTGCTGGCGACGGCGGGCGGCATTCGAAGAATTCGTCTTCTGCGCCGCCTCTGCCGCTGCAGCAGCTGCTTCCGCCTTGGGATCGGTCTGTACGACCGCTGGGGTGCTACCGCCGCCGCCGCACATGTCAGGCAGCCTTTGCGCCAGCGGTGACCTGCCAGACCTTCGATTCGGGGACGAACCAGCCATCCTTCGTCAGCACCGGCACGGTGGAAGCGCGCACGGTCTTGTCATCGATGCTGGGCAGCGGGACCGGTGCGGGGCTGTGAGCTTGGGCGGTGCGCAAGCCAGCGGCCAGCAGCGCCTTCACCTGCTCGACCAAGGCAGCATTCTGCTCGGCCATGGACTCGGTGACGGCCTTCATCTCGTCCAGCTGGGCCTGCAGCGAGGCGTCAGCGCCGGTACCGGATTCGCTGCCGGTGCCGGCGGCGCTGGCCGTGGTGCCGGTGACCTGAGCGTCAGCCTGGGTATCGGTGGTGCCGGTGATGGTGGGATCCTGGCCGGGGGTGGCCACGGTGCGAGGGGAAGTCGCCATTGCTGCTCTCCTGGTTGTGTTGCCGGCGCTGGCCGGAATGGGTCAGCGGCAACTGTACCGAGAAGGCCTGTCGGAATCCCGACAATCAGAATCGGGCTATGCGGGGGATCTGGTCGCGGTTCTGGCCCGTGACCTGGCACCAGAGGGCGATGACGCGCTCACCGTCAGGATGGCGCGGGGTGGCGTCGAGGTCGCGCCAGCCGATGAGGGTTGTGCGGGGGATATCCACGGCAGCGGCCAGCGTCTGCAGCGTATAGCCGCGACGCTGGATGTCCAGCAGGAGCTGGAACCAATCAATCGGCGCTAGGACAGGAACCTTGACCTTTATCACAGGCGATATTCCTCCAAAATTCCATCTGCACGGGAAAGAAAAGTACTGCGCGTGGTATCGAGGATGCCGAAGTAAATCGCCTTGCAGGCGGCGACATCGACCGCTGCATCGTGCGCATTCTTGAGGGGCTCGCCGGTGAAGAACTGGTAGGCCTCGCCCAGGTCAGGAGCCTTCGCCCCCTTCAAGCCGCGTGCAAGCATCCTCTCCGTCGCTGGAAGGTTCACGATCGGCTTCGATTTCTGGCAAGTGCAGAACGCCGGGCCCGCTTTCCATTGATCCGCGAAGGCCTCGCTGAAAGTGCTGTCGCGCTTGATCGCAATCCGGATGAGGCGTGCGTCAAATCCCTCGTTATGACCAACGCGGTGCTCGGTGGCCATGCCCCACAGCGACAAGAAAATGGGCAGCACGACCCGGAGGTCCAGCCCGAACATGGCCGCGCGTTCTGTGCTGATGCCGGTCAAAGCTTCAACGTCCGCCGGAATGCTCCAGTCGGCTGGCTTGATCAGGTGATTGAAGCTGGCGATGGTCCGGCGCGTGTCGACGTCCACCAACTCGGCCGCCAGCTGGACGATATCCGGCTGTGTCGGATCTTCAGACGACTTGCCGTATTCGATCAGGCCAGTGCTTTCCGCATCGTAGAAGAACGCTGTTCTCACAATCGATTTCCTTTTGATTCAAACCGCCCGGCTGCGGCCGGGCATGGTGGTAACGCTCAGGCCGTGCGCCTGCCGACGACTCCCGGCCGCAGTATCTCGGCCTTGGTGTTCTTGTAGACCGTGGCCACTGCCTTGGCGTAGATCTCTGGATCACCGCTGTATGGGACTTGATTGGCGGCGCTCGAAGCCACGAAGTGCGCATCTTGCTCGCGGCAGATGTCAGCAGTCAGCACCGAGGCCACGGAGGCCGTCTGCTTTTCCAGCGCCTCGGTCTTGGCCGCCTGGCCCTTCTGGTAAGGCATCCACTCGGCGTAGAACTGCGGCAGCTCCTGGCCTTCCGGCTCATCGCCCTGGATCAGCGGCACGCTGGTGGCGCTGAATGGCTTGCCGTCCGCATCAAAGCCGCCGATGTTGATCAGGCGATCATTCCAGACACGCGAGATCAGCGCGGGCAACGGATCACCGTCAGGCGTCTGGACTCCTGCGAAGCCGATACCAGGACGGAACAGAACTACGCGGCCAACGGTTGGGGTGATGATGGGCATTGCGATTTCTCCTATGGTTGGTGCTGCAAACGCGCGCACGCGCGAGGAAATAGGGCCTTGCGCATGTCTTTTCGCGCTTCCAAAGCCAAATTGTTTCAAATTAGAAATTGTTTCGATGGTTCCGCCTGGCACCATGATTCACCTCAATAGATTCAGGAAAATGGCGTCAGCCTCGGTCCTGTCGCGGTGGTCGGAGCCATCTTCGTCACTGAGCATGAAGCGCATCACGGATAGGGCCTCTTCCTTGTCTCTTGGGCGGATCGTAGTCATCAGATGGAAGATGAAGTCGCGGCGCACCCATTCCTCATAGAGCGAGTCGCCGCAGTCCGAATCAATCGCGTGACGCAGCCGGTACAGGTCACTCCAGTAACGCAATTCATGCAGGCAGTCCGACAGAGTGTGAGGGAGGAAATCTGAAGCCTGCTGGAACCCGGTTTTCACATCGGGCGTCAATTGCGGGAAGCCCGAGTCTCCGCAAAAAACGATGTCCTTGAGGGTAGCGATGATGAATCCCTCAGCCGGCGTATCGGTGAAACATGCTTCTTCACTTCCGAATCTCGCTATCGCCTCCTGGGCCGACGCCTTGCGATTGACGGCGCGCTCAGCTTGGCCACGAAGGTCCCCGAAACCAAACGTCGACAGTGCGGCAAATAGGCTCCCCGGGTTCTTCGCCATCACGAAATCGCGGTAGCGCTTTTCCAGAGTGGCCATCGGGGTCTTGATCTTCTTCAGTGCTTCCATGGCCTTGGCAATCAAATCCGCCTGGCCTGTTGCAACCACCTGTTGCAGCCACAAAACCGCATCGATCTCCTTATCACCGGTCACCTCCTCTTGCGGCGGTATGGTCGGTACCGCGAGTTGGCGCGACTCGCTCTCAACGATGGGGGGCAAAGTGAACAGCGCACGGTGCTTCTGGTTATCCCGGAAAATGCCAGAGCGTGAGCAGATCGTCTTCACGGTACCCACGGGGATGCCGGTCTCACGCGCCACCTGATGCAGAGAATGAGAGCGGCGCAGATCAAGAACGCGTTGACGCGCTTCCGGTGAAACAGGTTGTTTCGCCTGCTCGATCATGCGTGCGCCCTCCTCGGCTCCACCGCCATGGCGTCAAGGACGGCGAGGTCAAATCCAGGCGCGAACGGATCTCCAAGATGCTGTTCCATGCACCAGGCCTGCAGGCGAATGAATCCATTGGCGGCACATTGCTCATAGCCGGCCCGATGAGCAGCAGCCAGGACGGTGAAGAAATGGACCATCTCTGGGCAGTCGGTGAAAGCTGCGCGCACCTCGGCCTTGTCCTCTGCGCTCCACTCGTAGCGCTTGGCCAGGTACTGTAGGTCGGCGGATAGGCTGGCGGGATAGAGCATGGTCAGAACTCCACCTCTGCACCGGTGATGCCGGGCTCGATGCGATAGACCCTGGGGCGGTCATGGCGCGATTCCAGGTATTGCATGGAGCCAGGGTGGAACCATAGGCGATAGGAACCCTCGGTTTCACCGTGCCGTTGTTTCTCCAGTTTCAACAGGCAATCAGGGTCATCAGCGTGCTCGTGATTTCCTTCCCGGAATTCTTCCTCCTTGGCCTTGTTGCGCCAGACGATCCAGACATTGTCGACCAGGTCCGCAATGGCACCCGAGCCCTTGATGTCGAACTTGCCGGGCACCGCGTGTTCGGATTGGCCTTTTTTCACGTGTAGCACCAGGTGGACATGCACGCCGGTATCCTTGGCCACAGTGCAGAGGCTGTTGACGAAGCTTTTTTGAGCGTTGTAATCGTCTTCCCTCTCGACCACCTTCGCCAGGTTGTCGACCACGAAGTGCTGCACACCGAACTTCTCGACCGAGTAGCGGATCACCGCGAGGATCGTGCGCGGATCAGTGGTGCCCACATGGTCGTAGATCCACAGCCGGTTGTCGGTCCAGCGGTGGAAGGTCTTCAGGAAAGGGATGGTCACGTCAAGGCGGCCGCCGGCCTGCCGCGCCATGCGCGCCATCACCTTCGTGGGAGCCATTTCCAGCGAAGCAACGCAGACGCGCTGGTCCTGGTCCATCAGGTCCAGGCTGACCTGGCCCACCACCTGACTCTTTCCGTGGCCATTGATGCCAGCCCACAGGCTCACCTCGGCCGGCCGGAATTCGAAATCGCCATGGGTTTTGTGCCAGCCCATCTGGACCTTCGGCGCATCGACTGGTTTGAAAAAGTGATCGATGACGGCATCCAGCATCGAGCTGGCCGGTACCACGCGGTGCTCCGCCGGCGGCTCGTCCATGAAGGCCGAAAAATCAATGCTGTCGGGGATCAGGTGCATCAGGGGCTCCATGCAAAATTTTCGTTATCGAAGTCCGACCATGGCTCAAACTCCATGGCCCAGCGCCAGCTAGCGCGAGGCTTTTCGATGTCGGCAGGGTTCGGCAGCACGACGACGCGCGCGCCCTTGAACTGGTCCACGTTCCAGGCATGGAGCTGGGCCGGCGAGTCCTTGCCGATGGCCAGGAGCAGGTCCAGCGCTGCCTGGCGAGTCTGTGCGTTGACCATGAGGCAGAGCTGCAGGTCGATCACCCAGCGCCAGTCGTAGGCACCGTTCGGGTTCACGAACACGGTGTGGTTGGTCTCGGCCACGGGCCCGATAAGCGAAACCAGAATCAGCTCGTCCGGCTTCATGCCGCGCTTCCGGGCGTCGATGACGGGCTGGGCACCCTTGGGGATCGGAGTCATTTCGCCCCCTTGAACCGCGGGTCATCGTGACCACGCTCCGCCCCGCCGTCAGGCCCACTGCCCTTGGCATTCGTGTCGGCCACATCGTCCAACCAGCGCCGCTGGTTCAGGAACGTGAGGGGAGCAGGATCGTAGCCGTCCTGCCATTTTTTCGTCAGTTTTTGGGCATTCAAGGCGCTCACGATCGCTGCCGCATCCGCCTCCAGGCCCCTAGCCTTCCATCGCTTGAGACATTCCGCCTTTGCTGCCTTGCGCTCACCTCGCGGCCAAGCCGCCCAGAACTCGGCGAAGCCGGGAGGCATTTCGTCCGGGCCACCGGACAAGGGTTTTAGGTTCTTTGTTTTTAATGAAGATGAAGATGAAGATGAAGGCAAATCACTTTTGGGGGGCATTGGTGCTGCACCCGACAATTCACCCAAGGGGGGCATTGGTGAAGTGTTTTCCTCATCACCAATGGGGGGCATTGGTGAGTAGTTAGGTGAATCCTTGTACAACTCCGGATTGGCTTTTTTCTGGCGGACATACTCATCACGAACCATGCGCGACGAGAACCAAATCGGCCCTTGGGTGATGGGAATCAGTGTTACTGTGGGACCAGCTTGCCGGCCAGAGCGCGGGGTATATTCGAGCGCATCGCACTCGCCCTTGTCCGTGCCTTTCAGCACCTTCTTCTCAACGAGCTCTTTCAGCAGTGCCACCGGGCAGCCAATTGCCTGGGCAATTTCCTTCAGCGGCCACCGAAGTATTCCGTACTCGTCCGAGTCATGCAGTAAGCACATGACGTCGGCCCATGCACCGCGCGCGGCCCAAGAGCAGCGACGCAGCTTGGCGTTATTCCGCCAGTCGGCAGGATAGAACTGGAAGGACGGGCGCGTCATACACTCCCCCCAAAATAGGAGGGAGTTGCTTCAGGCGCATTTAACCTTGGGTCGCTTCTTGTATGGCCTCGTACTCCACCACGATGGCATTCAGAACATCCTTCACACGATCCGGAGGGATGACGATGTAGTGATCGTCTTCGCCCATCGAGTCTTGCTGTCGTATAACAATATCCCCCTTCTCGTTCTGATAAACGGCGATCGCATCGACGCGCTGTACGACCACCGCGTCCTTGTCGTTCCAGTCGAATTTGTCCGACATACTTTGCCTCTCCTTCCACCAAGAAATAGGAGCGGGAATACCAAGCGCGGCGGAATAGCACTTGGCCCTGGTCAATACCGGGTTCCCCACTGAACTTGGTCTTCATTATATTTGGCATTCCTAGCTTCCAGTCCTAGCAGAATTCTTGAACATCACGAACATCTCATCGATTCGCATTACAGGGTCGAGGCGTGATGCAGTGGGCTCGTATCACCACATCGCGGCTGCGCAGCCGCTGCCTCGTTTGAAGGGCGGAGCCCCACGCCATGGCAGAATTGAGCTCCCACGCGTCAATTTCTTTCATAGGGGGACTCCAATGGACTTAAATGCGCTGTTCGGCGCCGTAGGCGCTGCGAAATCGGCCGTAGATCTGCTCAAGACGTCGGTTGCTGCACGCGACCAGGCCAAAGCAGATGAAGCAATCGCGGATGCGAAAAAGAACCTCGCCATCGCCTATGACAGCCTCCTTTCGGTTTCTCAGCAATCTTTGGAGCTCTATAAGCAGGTGGCTTCTGCGGAACAACGCATCAACGAGTTGCGCCAAGAGAACCAGCGCCTTGCAGCGGAGATCGAGGACCGCAAGAGATACGTACTGACGGACATCGGCGGGGGCATAAAGGCTTACGCGTTCCAGCCCGTTGATGGCGAATCCGACGCCGCGCATTACCTCTGTCAGCCTTGCATGGCGAAAGGCCATAAATCGGTGCTCCAGCCGCACGGACCTCGCCGCAACTTCAAGTGCTTTGCTTGCGATTCGGTCTACATCTCCGAACCGCTTAGCGCCCCTTCCTCCCCGCTGCCGAGAACAACCAATTTTTGGGAGTCTTGATCTCACGGCGCCTCCCCGGCCCCGCCGGCCAGCTCAATCTCGGAAAGGTAGTCAGTGACCGGCCGCAATGTTTCAGGCCGCATCCGCAACAGGCGGTCGCGTTCAATCGCGGCCGCCCTCTTCTCCTGTTCTTCGTTCAAGCGCGCGGCCTCTTCCTGGGCGCGCTCCTTCGTCATGCCCGTCGATACGACAGTCATCACTGAGCAACCAGGTGTGGGGTAGCCGACGGCGTAGGTGTCGTCTGGCAGTGGGCCAATAAGGGTATGGGTCAGCATGCTTCGTCACCGGCTGCGATAACCGAGCCAGCTTCGTCAAACAAGTCAGGCCGCGCCAACTTTATGTACATGAGGCGCGATCTGGGGATGCCGTTTTTGCGCCAGCCTGACACCGATGCAGGATCAATATCGAACATCAGCGCAGTCTTAGAGGTTCCGCCGAGGGCATCGATGATCTGGGAGTGGAGTGTTTTTTCCATCCCCCTATTTTAGGTTCGCCTAATTTTTGGCGCAACAATTATTTTAGGCATACCTAACACTCCAAATGTTAGGATTGCCTAACTTTTATTAGGAGCGCCTTATGAACTGGAATGATCGCCTCAAAGAAGCACGCGCCAAACGCGGGATTACCAAGTCGGATTTAGCCAAGACAGTGGGGGTCAGCGCCCCAACCATGACCGACTGGGAAAGCGGCGAAATTAAGCGTATTGATGGTGAAAACTTACTGAGATTATCTGATGCTCTTGGCGTTTCACCGCACTGGCTGATATGGGGAAAACAGTCAGCCACATCGGCCGATCCCCAATCTAATGAAATAGCACTAGCTATCTCACGATTAACGGACACAGCTCAACGAGATGCAATTGTCACTCAATTGAAGGCATTTGGAGTTCTCCAATAAAGCCTACTACTACTGCCAAGGGGAAATAATCATGCTTGTTCAAAAACGAGGCTCCCGGCTCCCAAGGTTAGGGCGAAGAAAAAGGAACCATTCTTCCGATGGTCAATACGCTGAACAAATTGAGTTGTTACAGGGAATAATTTTTGCCGGGATGGAGAGGCTCGGTATAAACACTAATGACTCAGATCTGATTGCCCAGCTTATGGCAGAAAATAGCTTATCAGATTACCAACCCCAGCAAGGCGATGGATTAAGACGACATTGCGAATGGCTCGTTGCTCAGGCGATGATCAACCTTACAGAGATTGTCACGGGTGAATTGGACGATTCGTCGACTGTTGCCAAGCTTTGCAGATCGTTTTTATACGTTGGAATGGCCGCGAGCGTGCGTGACCTGGACCAAAACCCAATGTGTCCAACTTGCATCGTCAAGCAATATTCTTCGCAAAATGGAGCATCAGGAGCAAATGTTAGGCATGCAGGAATGCGAGATTTAAAAGCATGGGCCATCAGAAAATACAAAGCAAAAGAATGGAGGTCGGCGAACCACGCAGCCCAGCAACTAATGCCAGAAATCATCGAGCACGGCAAAGCTATCGGAGCTGTATTGATGGAATCAAACGCCCAAAGAACTATTGCAGAGTGGTTTCGGAAGTCGGTCTAGCCGCTACGCCGACACGTCTAGTCGCCAAGATGATACGTCTAGCGGCTAGACGATACAGACTCTCACTCTCCTATTTGCGAATCTTGCACCACCCCGCCAAATTGTGGCGACAACGTGCAAGGATTGGTGAACATGGAAAACGCAGCATCCCCAAGCAAGACCCTTCCAGCTGACGGTATGAGTCGCTGGAAGCAGATCGAACCCTTCTCCCCTTTCTCACGCGAAAAATTCCGGCAACTGGTCATTGCCGGCAAAGCGCCCCAGCCGGTGAAGTTCTCCGAACGATGCACGGCGTATCCTAACCGCGAGCTGCACAAGTTCTTTGCTGACCCGTTGAATTATCGCGCAACGGGCGGCGGTCAATCGGTCCATACAGACGATCAAAAATAAGGCTCACCTAAATATTTATTGACGCAAAAATTAGGCGTGCCTAAAATAGAAACACCGTAAAAGTGGATCAGGAGTTGATCATGGAAGAAAAACTAGAAATCGTGTCTGTGACCGTCGCGAAAGACGAAGTGGAAGAAAATTTGTCCAGCGCAGCGGCAATTATCGATTGCGTCAGAGCGCTGACAGAAAGCGGAGCGAATTTTTCCTGCAAAGACAGCAGCATCTCGGTGGCATTGCATCAAGCTCTTCGGAATATTGAGAAATCCCGGTCGCAGATATCCACTCTCTGAAAAATTATGGCCACCAAGTGCTGCAAACACTTGATGGCCTGATGAAACCTACCCTGTCAGGAGTTAATTTCATGAGCAGAAATAGTAGCACAGACGCGTCCCGCGTCAAGGGCGTGGAGTCCGCCTCCACGCGCCCCGTCCCCAAAGATGCCGGCTATCTGGCCCACCAGGCAGAGCAGCTCCTCGCGCAGCTGGAAATCCTGCATGTCTTCGCAACGCAGAATCCCGAAGCATGCAAGCCTGCAGTCGCCGGTGCCATTGGTGCCGCATTCGACACTGCCGCCAATCTGAGCCGCGAGCTCGATTTACTGGAGGCCGCAGAATGAAGCCTTCCGCCATCCTCCTGTCACATCCGGCGTTCGATCGCCCCAAGGTCATCAACCCGGTTTTCCCTGGGCGAAAGAAGGGATGCGCTACCCTCGCGACAGCGCGTCGCATGCGCGCTCACGCGCAAATAGACGCCTTGCTTGGACGCGCCGCCCCTGCTCAGGTGGCCGAGCAGCCTCGCCCCTCAGCCTGCGTCGTGCTGGAGAAAATCAACAATCTCTATCTGTCTGCGGATCCAAATCGCGCAGCCCACATGCTGCGGTTCCTGTGCGTGATCGTTGAAATGGAAATCGAACATCGGCTGAAGCCCGCATCGCTGGGAGTCCAGAAATGAACAACGTGGACGAGAACCTCAAACAGGCCGTTCGGACCTGCATTGATGCCAGCGATTGCGCAGTCGGGATGCTCAATTCTCTGGACAGTCTCTTCGCCGGTATCCAAGCGCTGGCGGACAACCACCGAAACATCCAGCAACTGGCCATGCTGGGGCAGGAAGTGATCGACGGCTACATGGAGACCATGCGCTCCTACAAGGAAAATCTGCCAGCGCTTACTGATGGAGGGGCAAAGTGAAAAATGAAAATCGCTCAGCTATAAAGCTGGCGGCCAGCCAACAGCCGACTGCTACCCTCACCGCTACCGAGGCGGCGCTTATCAGGGACTTTCGCTTGTTACCTGCGTCCGATCAACACTCGATCATTGGTTTTTTCGGCTTGAGGGTGGCACGCGCTTTGAAGGAATCAGCGCGCGAATCTGGCAATCATCTGAGGCTCGTAAAATGAAAAAGACACCTCAAAAATTCGGCGCTGCCAAGCGCCTGCGCGTGGATACATACCAGGTGCAGAAGGCGATGTATGTCTTCGTCGACGGTGAGCTAAAGAAGACCATGACGCTGGGTCTCTCGCCGCTCTTCGGCAGCCGCTTCGCCGCAGTGAAGGCACTACGAAAACTTCGTCGTAAGCATCCCACAGCAACACTGGTGCATGTGCGTTCTGAGTTCACCGAACAGGAGAAGTGGGCGCGGTTTTGCCTGCTGTCGATGGTGGTCCGCGCTGGCCAGAAATGGGGGCGACCATGAGTAACCCCCACGAGAATAATGGCTGCGTTCACGATTGGGTCTGTGTTTGCATGGATTTCAACGATGCCCTCTATCGATGCCAACGTTGCCCCGCCTATGGTGATGGTCACGGTCACACTTGGCTTGTCGATCCAGTGACCACAAAACACTCGCCCATGCCGGCCGAAGGGAGTGCAGCATGAGCGACACCAATCAACTTCGCCAGGCCGTTGCGCTGATGCTTGACGTCATGCCGAACTCGCCCATTTTCAGCGCCGCCCAGGTCAATGATTTGATCGTTGATTTGGAGGGTGCTGCCGCCAAACCTCTCGACTTGGAACCGCCCCTCACCGGGCTCGTGGCCGGCGTGGTAGTGACCCAGGAGCAGGTCAACTCAATCCGCCACCTGGTTGACTCTGCCGCCAATGATGGCCGCCATAGGGAAAGCAGCCTGGCGACGGGAGTTCTTCACTGCGCCAAGTGCGGCTTGCACGCGACTCTCATCGGGAAGGCTTACCAGCAGTCCAAGGAAGAGGGTTGCCCGAACGGCTGCGGCCCGCTCTGGCCGCTCACCTGGGAGCAGCACGTCCAGAAGCTGGAGGCGCGCGTCGCGGAACTGGAATCTTCACTTAACGCAAACCCCATTGCGCTAAGCAGGCCTGACACAAATCGCCCACCGCGCGGATGAAGCGCAATGAACGACGAAACCGCTCTCACGCTGCGCGAGGCAGCGAATCGCCTGAAGCTGTCCTACAGCACGGTCTTCGCCATGCGCGAACACATCGGATTCCGCCTGCCGGGGTCGCGCGTGTGGCGCGTCTGGCCCTCCCGCCTTGCAGAACTCAGCGAGAAACGCAACAATGTGACCCGGCTACCGCTGCGGGTTGCAGGAGAAAACAATTGCCAATCCGCAAAAATCCCTCTTCCGGCATCTGGTGGATTGATATCCGCGCGCCAGGCGTCCCGCGAATTAGACGCTCTTCTGGCACGACGGACAAACAAGCCGCGCAAGAACTCCACGACCGAGTAAAGGCCGACCTGTGGCGTTCCACCAAGCTGGGCGAGGAACCTGATCACACCTTTGACGAAGCCGCACTGGGCATGCTGAAACTAGCGGAAGGCCAGAGCGACTACGAATCAAAGGTGAGGCACGTGCAGTATTGGCGCGCCGCTCTAGGGGCATCGACCCCAATCCGCTCTTTAACCGCCGGCAACATCCTCCAGAAGCTGCCAACGCACACCACGCACAAGCATCGCAAGGCCAAACCCGTATCTGCAGCCACGAAGAATCGATACCTGGCCACCATCAAGCGCATCCTGACGCTGGCCACAGAGTGGGGCTGGATCAGCCGCCCACCGAAACTGAGCAAGTTCCAGGAGCCAGACAAGCGAGTACGCTTCGAATCCAAGCCAGTCATCAAGGCTCTGATCGATGCGATTTCCATTGAGTGGATGCGCGACATTGCGCTTGTGGCGGTGACCACTGGCATGCGCGCGGACGAACTACTTTCTTTGGAGCCGAAGAACGTAGATCTGCCGAACCGCAATGCCTGGGTGATTGCTGAAGAGGCCAAGTCCGGATATGCCCGGGCCGTGCCGCTCAATGCCGACGCGCTTGCAGTGATTGCGCGCCGGCTGAAGACGGCACAACAGTATGTTTTTGAGCGGGCGACGAAGGACGGCAAACCCAGCAGGATCAGCCAGATCGATGACCGCTGTTTCAAGCGAGCATGCGCCACAGCGCAGATCACAGATTTCCGATTTCATGATCTGCGCCACACCTGGGCATCCTGGCACGTGCAGGCCGGCACGCCGCTGCTGGTGCTCAAGGACCTGGGCGGATGGGAGACGTTGGACATGGTGCAGCGCTATGCCCACCTGGCTCCCTCCCACCTGGCGCACCACGCAGAAACGGTCACGTTTTGGTCACAGCAGGAGGCAGAAACAAAAACACCACTCCGAAGAGTGGTGTAA